AGGGGATAAAGAACGAAGTCCCCCGCTTAAACTTGCGCCAATCAATCTGATAACTGACTTTCTCCACCTGCATTTGATGCCACCAGTCCGTCCATATTTAAGAAATCATTGCCTGAGCAATCAAAAATTAAGCAATGTACTCCCGGCGCTACCACCTTCATACCCTTGGATAGCCGTTTGTTAGCGGTGCCTATGAAGATACCTTTCTTTTGTAGATCCGTTAGCGTGTCTTTGTAGTTGACTTGGAACTTAACACAATCGTTCTTAAACGGCTTGGCGGCTACGAACATCTTCTTGGTATCTGGCTCATAGCGTATTAGCAGTTCTCCTCTAGGCTCCAACGTGGGGGCGTATGGCATATTAGAACGGCGGTCTACTTCGTCATTTACAACCACAATGTTCTGCATGTGTCTGTTGATATAGTCGCCAACCACCGCCATAACGTCAGCCACGGGGGGTTTAACTTCCTCACGCAGACCCAGAATCATCTTGGTTGCCCATTTGTATATGACTTTCATATCCCAGTCGATTAGACCGCATGTCTTGGCAATCAAACCCCCGGTAATATTGGCTGCTACCACTGCCGACCAAAAGCGTTCCCGTTGAGTCAGCTTCAGTTCCTTGTCAATCTTGGCTTGAATACCTAACGCTGTATTCTTCGCTTCTTCTAAATTATCCACAAGCCACTTAGCGTACACGTCTCCCGCATGCCCAAAGTTCTCCATCAACTGATGATCAAACATCTGCTTGGCTACGCTCATCTCTAAGGTATTTGTAAAGTCTATTTTGTACTCTATTAATCGCATCATCTCGCCGTCAGGGGTGTTCTTTAGCGAGGCCATCTTTTCGTAGAATGACGCATTTGATGAGCACAGGGATATGCACTGCCACGAAGTGAGGTTTAGGCGCAGTTCGTTAGCAGATGATTTAACTCGATCCTTACCCCGCCCTTGGGACATTCCGTAAGACAAAGTAGAGAAGTCTGCGGGTGTGGTGTTGGTCATCTCGTCCACGGTGAAGCACAAATTATTCATCACTCCTAACCGCAGAAACTTAGCATTCAAAGTGTCATCCCACATAGCCGATAGACGGGTCGGATGCCCAACTACACTATTAGCCATCTTCAGGATGGTGGTCTTGCCTGTACCAGAGTCAGAGTGAATGACGTTGATGATTGCTCCGTTCTGCCCAAGAAACTTTAGAAGCGGTGAGCCAAAAGCACTCAGTGCTGCAAACGCATGGGGTTCTAATCCGGATTTACCATATAGGTTAAATACCTCTTTCCATTTATCCATATCCCCAGTCGGTTGCATGTGTTGAGCAATGTTTTGGGTTGTGGATGAAGGGGGACTATGGAATGTACCGTCGCGGGTTATTTCCCGATCTCCGATGATGAACTTGCTGTCAGCATCAGTCCAACCAAATTGTAATCTCATAAGTTCAGCTTTCCTTTTAAACTGTAGTTCTCTGATAGATGCGAACACATACTCCATCAGGCTATTAAATGCCTTTGTTCCGCAGACTACCCCATGACTAGATAATTCTTTACGAAACTCAGTCTTATCAGTCACGCTGCGGTTGGGTATCACAAACTCTTTAACTCCGTCCCGTGGCAGGTGAAGTTTCATTACTACTACCTCACCATGCATAGGATCACGCATACGCTTTACAACATACAAATCGTGCTCATAAACAAAAATTGGATCTGATTCTTGGTCAGGCGGCATACGATAAATGCCACCGTTCTTGCCCCGAAAGAATGGGCTAGGGTACTTGGGGATGGTGTGAACTTCGTCATCCTCACCCTCTTCTTCAGAGGTAACTATCACCTCATTGTCTTCTTCCGTGGCTTCTAGGATTTCTTTACCAAGCGAGATGGGAGACTTGATCTTGCCTTTGTGAGGGCACTCATCGCATCCACCGGGGTTACTCTTTTCGAACTCTATGCAAGAGTGTGGCCCCAGTATGTGTCTAACCTTGTGCTCTGTATCGTTGTAGTCATAGTCGGGGTGGTCTTGGGACATCTTGTGGATTGCTACATCCCGGTCTTCACAAAACTTGGCAATAGATAAAGCATCAAACCAGCGAGGTTCAGATAGACTTTCCCTATCTTCATATGCTGATAGCAACTGCGGACAACCTGTACCACTAGCACTCTTAATCATAATCTTCTTAAAAGAAGATACAGAGTTGCCCATCATGGATTTAGCAAGGGCGCTTAGTTCCCGCTTGGGTGGGGTTTCAGTTACTTCTTTGACCCCGAGAATATTGCGAAAGGTTTCGTATTCAACGGCAGGGGCGTTGCTAATTACTTCTATTTGTGTAGGTGGTTCGTCTTTAAAGTTATATGTGCCGGGGATTCTAAGTACACGGGCTACCTCAAAAACTTTTCCGTCAATATGGAAATTATGTAGTACGCACAATTCACGCAGTCTTTCGGCAACAGGCTCCCATTCATCGCGTGATACTTGCTCAGTCAATACCCAATATGCGTGGATGCCTCTACCAGAGTTGACCAGCAATGGCTTGGGTAAACCAATAAGTTTGCAGAACCGTTGGAGTTCTTGTAATCCAGTAGTCTGGTCTATGTACCCTTCAGGACGACCAGTTTTAGGATTGATCTCTGCTTTTTCTTCCCCGCAGTCAATATCTACCCAAAAAGATTTAAGGGCTAAGACGTTGGGTTTTTCACGGTTTTCATTTGTACGATACTTAGCAACGCCAAAGTACACGTTGCGTTTTTCTTTTACATACTGCGCGGCAAGCGCATCTACTTCCTCTCTAGTAGCAACTAACTCCTGACGCACATCTTTCTTGCCTTTAATGCCGAGAACAGCAAACCACCCTTCGGATGGCTGTACGGTCTCTAATAGGTCGATGTTGGTCATGGTTAAAAAAGGGGGATTACTCCCCCAAAGGCTCCTCTTCTAAGCCGACTGTTATTTGGTTATGCGTGCTAAGTAACGGGTAACTAAGTCAACCATCATGGGTTGAGGTGAACTCTTTCCCATGAACCAGTTGTACAAAGTTTGCCGACTGACGCCCAGTGCACTTGCAACCATGCTTACTGAGATGTCTTCCTTGATGCACGCACGTCCTAGCCGTACACCAAGGTTTTCTTTGTCAGCCTGTCTATTTAGCGCAACCAGTTTCGCGCTATACCCGTAACTCATTACTCGTCAGCCCATTTGCTAACAACATCAGCAAGGTTAGCCTTTTCCTTTGGTGGCTCAGGCTTCTTGACCGTGCGTTTAACAGGCTCCTCAATAACATCGTCTTCCGGCTCATCCGAACGAGATACTTTTTCAGCAGGCTTTGGAGCAGCCTTTTGTTCAACCGCAGGGGGCTGCTTTTTCACACCGTCAGCCTGTGCGACTGTAATCATCGTGTAGCCCTTGGTTTCTGGCTTAGATTGCGCAGCCCGAACTAATTCGTATTCTTCGTCACTGACATTACGCAACGGAGTAAACAATAGTTCCATTGAATCTGCATTCAAATCGTAGGAGATGTTAGTCACTACGTTATCGGGCGACTCGCCGTTAGCAAGAAGATACTTAATGTAAGACTCGAACGGATGCACATTGCCCGTGCCTTTACCAAATAAAGATTTGGCAGGGACATTGAACTGATACACATCTCCTGACCCATCACCTTCAACTAGCACAGAGATACGACGTTGGAAGCGGCAGGCACGACCACCCTGCTTGCCTGAACCCTTGATGTTCTGAGGGCAGTCAGCGCAGTTTGTATGCTGTTTGTTGGCAGCAGCAGCTTCAGGTTTGTCACCTAAGTTAGACCAGCAATCAGGCAACGTAGGCGGTGAATTGGGGTCATACTCTGCCTCGTAGTATGTACGGGAAACTTTAGGCAGTGCATGGAGAATGATCACATTGATCTCACCGCGCACAGCGTTACCAATTTGTTCTCCGTTAACGATACGTTTGAACGTACCATTAGTATTGGTTTGGATACGCCGTGTTAACGATGCTGTGCTTAAAGACCTAGCAAGATCACTAAGTTCCCTAGCACCAGTGGTAGTAACTGCACCTTGTTTAAATATTGAAACATTACTCATACTTGCTCCTTACTTTTTGGTAGGTTTACGGACTTGCACGGTATATTTACGCTCGGCTTGCATACCCACAGGAAACGCATCGGGGTTGTTTTCAAGGAACTCGCGCATGTTACTGCCGTGGATTCTTTGTTCCAGTAGGAAGGGTGCATCATGTTCGTTGATGAACTGATACATCGAATCCCAATCGCTCGTCCAGTACCGTGTTGAAATCCGGCGAGAGATTGTTCCTACAGGTGTTCTAATGCTATCGATGTTTTGCGTGTTGCAATGGCTTAACAATACTCCTGATACAACATCAAACTCGGACTGTAATTCTTGTAGTTCTTGTTTGTGTTGTTCTTCTTTTTCTTGGATTGCATCACGTAACTTCAAATACACAGATACTAACTTATTAAGGTCAACTTCGACCTTATCTGCTACTTCACTCATGGTTATGCTCCTACGACTTGGTGAACTACTATTGTATCATAACATTTGACTTTGTCAAACAGTTTCTTCTATTTCCTGTCGGTACAAGTCAATTATTTTATTGTGGTTTGTAATGTTGTTTTGCAACATGTAGTACAGCTTAGATTCTACTTCACTGCCCTTGATATGCACCACAGTCATGGCGTTTTTTTGCCCCGGACGGTTGATACGTGCATTGGCTTGCAGGTAAGTTTCTACGCTTGTTACTGGTGCGTACCATATTACGGTGTTGGCGGCAGTCAACGTGAGACCGTGTGAGGCTGCTTGAGGCTGTATGATAAGCACGTAGGGGTTAGGGTTTTCCTGAAATTGCTTGACTAATTCAGTACGTTTGTTTACTGAAACCTGCCCGTTAATCACCCCACAGGTTATGTTGTTCTTTTCAAGGAATGCTTGAAGAAGTTCGATAGTGTGTGTAAACGGTACAAATACTAGAACCTTATGAGATGACTCCTCAATTACTTCGAGAATTACTTGTAGCCTGTTACTCACATCAAACTCAATAACCTCTCGTGTGTCTGAGTAAACTGCACCACCTGAGATCTGTAAAAGTTTATTAATGTTAGTCGCGGCGTTGACGGCACTAATTGATTCCCCACCCGCCGTGATCATCATTTGTTTTTTCAGGATCTTATAAAACTTGGTTTGTTGGGCGGTTAGCGGTGCCTCGCGTTCAACATGGGTCACATCTGGTAAGTCTAAGCATTGGTCTTTCTCAAAGCGGATAGCAGGCTGAAGAATTTTATGTACCACATCTTGCGCCCCGGGCTTGGGAACCCACCGATATTGGGATACCTTGTACATAACCTTATCCCGGTACTGCCCGTAATACTTAGGAGTGCCATCGGGATTAATCAGCCTACCCAATCCAAACGCATCCAAGGGGGACTGCGCTGCCGGGGTGCCTGTCATCATCCAAAACCACTTGGCTTTGGCAGCTACATCTTTGAGTACTTTCCAGCGGTTAGTTTGGGCATTCTTGTAGGCTGAGGCTTCATCAACCACCACCATGTCAAAGCCGCCCTCAAGCACCTCGTCTTTGACCACCGCCAGCCCATCAAAGTTAATAATTACGTACTCGGCGCCCGCATCAATTATCTTTCTACGGGTACGTGCGTCGCCGTAAGCCACAGAACAGGAGCGGTGCATCGCAAACTTGAATAGATCGTTCTGCCAAGCCGATTTCATGATGGACAGGGGGCAGAGCACCAACACCCGCTGAACCTCACCAATCTTCATTAAATAGTCGGAGGCCCATATTACGGAGGCAGTCTTACCTGTGCCCTGCTCGTTGAAGCAAAAGGCTCTCTTATGTAATGTTAGAAAAGAGGAAGTTTCCTTTTGATGCTCGAACGGCTTTAGTTTCCCAGTCCATTGGTAGTCCCGCTTGATCGTGGATGGCACCCCTTTAATGCGCAGTTTGGCTAGGTACTGAGCTTCTCCTAGCCCCCAATTAACTGCCACATCGTATATATCCTCGGTCTGGTTTACTACTGCGCTTTTCTTGATTTGTTCTGTTATTAGGTGTGGTCGTCTTGTCCGAACCAAGAGCACCTTGTCATTTAGTATTTGCACGCTTTCTTTCCCGTGGACTCGTTTCTGATACCAGCTTCTTGTTTGCGTCGCGGTCAAAGGAGCGGTTGGCTGATGCCTTAACTACCTTCAATCCATCTTTATTTGTACCACCTTTTGACATGGCTTTGACGTGGTGGACATCTGTACCGTCCCCCTTTGTTGCCTTGCCTTCACGGAGGGCTTTACGCCGTGCGTTATTACGTTGGGCACGGTTCTTCTTTTGTTCTTCGGTTCCTTGATATTCCTCGTACTCTTTTTTGTACGGGCGTGGTTTATTTACGTAGGGCACAGGATTCTCCTTTCACCGTTTACGGTTGTGCTCACAGGCTACCACAGGACAGAACTTACATAAAGGGCCAGTATTAGCGTTCCATACTCCTGATTCTTGAGCAGCAGCAAGGCGATCTAGCCCCTCGTCAAACGTGGAAAAATATGAGTCCCGCATATTGGCGGTGTGTTCTTTGTGGATAAACTCCCCGCTAATTACAAATACGAGGGCTGACTTTATCTTTTCGACTTGGGGGAAGTGGGTAAATAGCGCGGCGGCTAGTATGTCTAACTGTTTCATGTCTGCATACTTGGCGTTTTTGCTAGTCTTGTAGTCAACCGAGAAAGCCAAGGTGTCCTTAACAATTACCAAGTCCCCGATGCCACGCCACCACACATCTTTATCAAAGAACCCGCATGGCTCGTACCCAGTCGGCGTGCGCTTGACACCCAGTTTAAATTCGCAATGTTTTTCCCCGTCTATGATATTAAATGCATCGCAGATGTCTTGGAGGAAAGGAAACTTCTTGGGTATGGGCGTACCTAGTTTTATGTATTCTTCAGCAGCCTTATGTACTTCTTGTCCATAGATTGTAGCCTCGCTACCTTCGTCTTTTACGTCTTTAACAATACGTAGGTGGTAGTACTTTTTAGGACACTGCTCGAAAGTTTTTAGTGATGAGTACGACCACGTAATATTGCTCATATAAAGTCCTTGTTTTTAATTCCTAAATCAAGCGATAACTTTTCATTCTCAGTCTTGACTCTGTGGTACGCCTGTTTCCAATGCTCAACTTCTTTCTTTAAGCGTTCGATTTCGGCTTTGTATTGTTCAGGAGTCATTCTTTCACCCTATAAAATTTCTTGGATCCGATACGCACAACATCCGCGATCCCACTCTCAACAAATCTTTCTAGCACTCGATATACCCTAGTCTTACTAACAATCCACTCC